GAACATAGAATGTAAAAAAATCTGATAACTCTTGTGCTAAACTTTTTTCACACTCAAACTTTATGAATGCTTCATTCTTTTTATGTAATATTAAATCAGGCATATTTATTTTTTTCACGTTTAATTGCAGCACACTTTATTGAACAATATTTTGTTCTTTTTTCTTTTGCTATAAAATGTGTATTACAATTTTCACAATATCTTTCATGCACGACACGTTTTTTTCTTTTACCTGAAGAATTATTACCCTGCATTCTTTCAGAATGCTTTTGTGCGGCTATCTTTTGTTTTTCTGTTCTTTCATCACCTTTTAGTTTTGACTTAACACTCGTTTTACCTTTTCTTGATGGAGGTATATCTCCTCCTTTATTAATATTCCATCCTATATTTTCTTCTGGTCTCATAAAAAATTCCATTCTTTTTGCATCATGAGAATCAAGATTTTCAAATAGACAAACTATTTCAACATTATCTTGTCTGCAACGATTTTTTAGATGTTTATTCTTAGTATTATGTTTATGCTCTTTAAATCTTTTTTCTAAAGATTGTGATGTTATTCCGATATAACCTTCTTTGAAAGGATTATAATGTTCTGGCAATTTAATCCAATAGATTTTATACATTTTAGTAATCTCCTAAATGTATTTATAATCTATGAAATCTCGCAGTTGTTATGAACCTTGAATAAATCTTTCCCAGGCAATAAAATCTCTAAGTTGAAATGTTCTGCTATTTAATTCCTTTAAAATGCTTTGACATACATCAACGATTTCATCATGCATGATTTTGGTTGCTAATAATTTACTTAAATCATCATCACTGTCTAGATATGTAGCAATCTCGGATTTTAACACAAATGGAAACGGTTCCCATCCATATTCTTTAAGTCTTGCATCATCCATTTTTCCAGTGTAATATTCCCATTTGAGTTTCTTCATTTTATTATATTTGAACTCAGCCTGCTTTGAAAGCATTCTACTTTGTGATAACATGTTCAAATACTTACTGTGAAGAATAGGAATATTAATTAATTCACGACCAGGTTCTGTTCTATCAATAACAGAATCTTTTTTCCACATTTCCAATACATCATCAAGTTTATTCATAATAATCTCCTTTTTTTAGGAGTATAACATATTTAAAATAATTTGTCTATATTGTAATAAGAAAATCTGAATGTTGCATCAGCGGTAATTATATTTTCTGGAGTATCTGGTGCAGACATTACAAAAGAAGAAAGTGAAGTTGGAAAACAATCATAAAATTTAAATCTGTAATATGGCTTAAATGAAGATGAATAGATTGTTACCGTTGCATCTGAAAACTGAGGCTTATCAACATTTGGAATATTTGAACTTAAATTTTTAAGATTAACATATTCTTCAAATTCGGTAGGGAATGTCATTGCACGAATCCAATCATGAATTTCAATCCATGATTTTAATTCTTCATCAATATAAAATGTTACATTTAATAAATCATAAATTGCTTTTTCACCTGGTGAATATAGATCAACAAATGGTGTATTTCTAGGAACTTCACTTAATGAAATACCAGGAACAGAAACACCTTGACAAAAATATTGAATTGCCGGTACTCTTGAGAAGTTTAATGCAAACTTATTTGGCTGAAGAAAATTTGTATTTGATGGTGTTCTTGTTAGTGCTGTCATATATCCCTCACTTTCGTATATTTATATGATAAAAAAAGAGGCGCCGAAGCGCCTCTTAGGATTACTACAATTATTATTATTTTGTTACCAACAATTACATAATGTTGGCAATCTTCATTGCACGATAATACACGTTTGTCTTAGCATTAATTGCACCAAGACCTTGTGTAAGACCTTCAGCAAATGGGTTAGCAACTAGACCGTAACGAGTCTTGAAGCCAATTTTTGGCTGGAAGGTATTTGTATCAACTGCACGAACCATTTGGAGAGGAACGTATGGGCAGTAGAAAAGACCTGCGTCATAAGCGTTGCTACCCTTGTAACCAACAACAGCAAATTCTGCTGTAGATGATGTTGGGAAGTATGGATCAATGTAAACTTTGATACGACCGAACATTGTACCAGCAAATGTATTGCCTGTATCGTCAACAGTTAGATTAACTTGACCTTGAAGTGCTGAATTGTAGTCAAGAATTCCAGCCATTGCGAATGCTGAAGCAACGTCTGAAGAACAAATTAAGACGTTACCTTTACCACGACGGGTTGTTTTAGCAATTGTGTTTGCTTCACGTTCAATTTGATATGCAAGACCTTTAATCTTTTCAACCATCCAACGACCGTTAGAATCTGTGTCAAGATCAAATGTACCTGCTGTTGTTGTACCAACTTGTGCACCAATCTTTGCTGAAACATAAATTGTGCGAAGAACTTCACGATTAATTTCAGCAAGAATTTCTGCTGAAAGAATATTTGCCAATTCTGTTTCTGCGTCAAGACCGTGAACTGCTTTAAGATCCTGTGCTAATTCAAGTGAGTATTCAGCTTTAAGGGCACGTGTCTTAGCAGATACAGTAACCTTTTCAATGCTGAAACCCATTTCTGAAGGTGTAAGACCTTCGGCTGTTGCTGTAGCCATACCAGCACCAGTTGTCATTGTTGAAGCAAATACATTACCGTTACCAAGTGCAGTATTAGCAGCAAGAGAAATTGCTGTCTGTGCTGTACCGTCACCTGAGTAACCAGTGTTTGCTTCATTATAGAATGCTTCAAGACCTGAAGAAGCAACGTTACGGTTTGTATCATATGTTGAACGCATTGCGAAAATAAGTCCTGTAGGACCTGTCATTGGCTGAACACCGCAAACGTCATAAGCAATAAGATTAGGTAATGAACGACGAACAAGGCTGATAAGAATTGGATCAAAACCAGCGACTGGACCAGTAGCAGCAGCACCACCAGAGAAACCACCTGTACCTGCTGAGTTTGTTGGTGCAGCTTCGCTGATCATACCTTCTTTGATCATTGCTTGCTGTTGATTTTCAAGAACTAATGCTGTAACTGCCTTACGATATGGATCTTTAATAGCAGGAAGGTCTGAATGTTCAAGAACTGGCTGCCATTTTTGTTGTAATGATTCTGAAAGATACATCTATATTCTCCTTTGAGTTTTTATTTTGCTGTTTTGGAAATTGCTTGCATAGCGGCTGCAACAAATGGATCTGTGACCACTTGCTTTTCTGAGCCATCTACTACCTGTTCATGAAGTTGTTCCTCTTTGGCTTTTTTAACAATGCCAGTTGGGAAGTAGTTTTCACGAATAGTCTCAAGTTTTTCTTTATATTCTTCCTCTGTGGAGAATTCAACACTCTCTGCGAGTGATTTGATTTTTTCTACTTGAGTTGCGGTCAAACCTTCTGTAACTTCACGGGTAATCTCTAATTTGCGTGATTCAATTAATTCTTTTTTAGTATCAATACCACGCTGAATTTCTTCATTTAGTTGTGCTTCTAATTCGTCAACTTTTGTTGCCAATTCTTCTACTAAATCAACCTTATCTTCTGGAACATCAATATAATGTTCAGCAAATAGATTGCGTAGACCAGCGACGAATTCTTCTGTCAATTCTGAACGAAGACCAGATTCAATAGCAATTTGATTTTCTTCAATCCACTGTTCAACAACATATGAAAGATAATCATTAACTTTCTCTGTTAGATCAGTTTTGATTGAATCAACTGCTTCTTCAAGCATTGAAGCATAACGTGCTTCTGTTTCTTCTTCAATTTGTTGAACGCGATCAAGAACCCGTGCTTCAAAAATTGTTGCTGCTTTTTGCTTGAATTCTTCAGAAATTGTTTTGTCATCTGCAAACATAGCATTGATATCAGATGTAACATCAATACCTTCTTCTGCAACAACTTCTGCGTCTGACTCTGCTTCTTCACGCTTTAAATTATTTTGTGTATCTGGTGATGCATTTGATGGTTTTGTTGTTGGTGCTGTTGCTGATTTAGCAGCTTTAGTAGCATCAATCTTTTCTGAATCATCTGTTGGTTTTGAATTAAATGGTGTTGGACCACCTAAGTCAACAACTTCTGATCCAGGCATTTTTTCCATAGGCATAGCATTTTTACCTTTGGTACCGGCAAGAATTTCTGCTGCTGCCTCAAAAAGTTTATTTGTTGCCATGTAAATCTCCTTTGTTATATATTTATAATAATTAAAGTTTTGAAATAAAATTTTCAAATAGTTTTAATGATACTTCTTCTATTTGTTTTCTTGAGGCTTTTCTAATTTGTCTTTTTGCGCTATCAATGTCAACCTCTACGAATCGACCTTCGACAAATAGCCATTCTTTACCTTCCATAATACCATTAACAAATGCGCCAGGTGCTGATGGATCAGCGACAATATCGGCTGCTGTTGCTAGACGAAAATCATCTTGAACAACATTCACACCCTCATCATTTGGTGCTAATGAACCCATACCTCTTGATGAAACACCGAGACTTACACCAGAATCAATAAAGTTTTTAACAATATTTCCATATGGTGTGTCCAATATCATTGCTTTACCTACAAAAGTATTACCATCTTGCTCAAGTTTCACAATTTTGTGTGATACTCTTTCAAGATTTATGGTAGGTGTATCAGGATGTCCTAATTCACCTAAAGCACGATTTGTTTTGATGTATTCTTCATTATATCTTTCAACTTCTCTTTGAAGTGTTGGAAGTTTGTAAATTCTTCTGTTTTTATTTGGTTCTTCAGCAACAAGAAAACGTCCTTCTATGAATAGACTTTTCTTACCGTTTTCTGAAGATTCTGTTAAATATTTAACAGTTTCTATGTTTTCTCTAATTAATTTCATAGTGTGTTAAGATCCGTTGAATATGTTGCTACTTTAGATACTTCTAGAACAGCAGAACCGCCCGTTGTAACAGTAACAACAACATTTCCTGTTGAGCCATTCGCTAATGCATAACCATAATCATCAAAACGCATTTCACCTGAATTATATAAAGTAATCATGTTGTTTGGTGTTGCGCCGCGTCCAATTGTAATATTGCCATTTGATGACCACATGACTCTTTTAATTGAAGCATCTGTGACTGTTTCAAGAGAAGTATTGGTAGATAATTGTGATAACTGAATTGTATAAGTTCCAGTACCATCAATGCGAATGATGCTGCTACCCTTTCTTGAGTTTATAATTTCGTATGCCATTTATTTTATTCCCATTGATTTGCGGCGGCGCATAGACATTTTTCTTTTCATCAACGTTCTTGTAAGTTTAGCGCGACCTTTTGTTTTCCAATATCTTTTTAACTTTCTTGTTTTCTGTATTCGTTGAATTGAAGGTATTCTTTTTACAGTGTTACCAGAAATTCTATATCCTTTAACAGCGGATCTTTTTACATTTCTTTGAACAACAATTTTACCTTTTGCATTTCTACGAATACGTCTGCGTATCTTTTGTATTCTACCCATTCTTATAAGATTTGAAGACTTCTTTGCTTCATCTAAATCTTCTTCGCAAATCTCATAAGAATCTTCGGCAACATATTTTTTAACTTCTTCTAGTCTTTTTGCCGTAATACTATTTAAGCAAGCGAAAACTTCATCTCTTGCTTCATCTAATTTATTAGAAATTATTAAGTCAATTAATTTCATTTTACATGTTTAAAAGCAAAATCAGCAGCCTTCGCTAAATGCGCTGGTGATTTGTGAATCATATCAGCAAACTTTTTCTTATTATCGTCATTCAATGCTTTATGAACATTTGTGATTGCTGACGCTGTAAAATGATCAACGCTACGTGTTTCTCCTGTTGCAAACTTAACTCTTTGTGCTTGTTTACCTGCAACAATTTTATGAAGTTGATCCATAACTGCTTCGTCAATTTGAACTTCTTCTGCTTGAATTGATGTTTCTGCACCCTTTTTAAGGCTATAAGGTATGCTAAAATATTTTTTAAGTTTGTCGTTATAATAAAGTGCAATCTTCGTATCATCTGGATATTGGCGAATTGCTTTTCTTTTTAGAAGAAGTGTAAATGGTGGATCAGATTCAACTTCATCTGACTCAACAATTTCATATTCTTCATTAACTTCATCACCAACTTTTATTCTATGTGCGCGAACTTTTTTACCAGAAGCACTTATTTTATAATCAGATGTATCTTGCACACCTTCTTCTATTTCTTCTTTGACAGAACGACGAACTTGTTGATAAATTTGTTTATTATTTGAAATTAAATCAACCATCTTATTGAAAAGATTTTGAAGAATCATCCTATCAGAATTATTGAATACAGGTTTTTCTTCTTTCATCTTATCAAGAATAGAATGAATGCGACGAATTTGTGCTTTGTTTGCTAAACCAGCACGAACTAAAGCATCAAATTTAGAATAATCTGCTTTTTCTTCTTCTGAAAGAATTGTTTTAAATTCGTTTAATGATTTCATTCTTGATCTGTTACTTCTGTTGTTTGCTGTGATTCAACTTCAGGTATTTCAGTTCCAGTAAAAAGTGTAGATGCTATTTCTTTTTTATAATTATCTAAAGCATCAAATGCGCGTGATGCAAGAATTTCTTCTAATGATTCTCTTGCTTCAATATTATTATCTTGTGCTAATAAGTCTATAAAATTTCTAATATCTTCCATGATAACTCCTTATTTCATATTTATAACTTTAGAATACTTTTCTACAGCAGCATCTAATTCTGGTGTTTGTGATTCAGTTGAACCCTTATCTGTAGCATTATCAATAGGTGGTGTTTCTTCCATTGGCTGTTGATTACCCATTTGATCAGGATTCTGTGGTGCATTTGGATCAATTGGTGGAGGTTCCGAATCAATTTCTTTTTGCATTTCTTTTATTTCTTCATCTGTTAAACGAAGAATATTCTTCTTTATCCAAGTTTGAGAATAATATTTACCAACATATGGTTCTACAAGTCCTAATAACTGTAAACGCTGAGTTAGTAATTCTGCTTCTTTTAATTCACTGAAGTTATTATCTTTTTTATAATCATAATAAATGTCCTCTCTGAATTTTTCCCATTCTTCTTTTGTGCAAATACCTTTTAAAGATAATTGTGTTGAAAGTGCATGATCAAAAATTTGAGAGAATTTATTACGAAGTCTTGTAATGAATTTATTGAATCTTAATTCATCGCGTGTAATTTCTGTGGTTCTACCAAGACCAACGAGACCACCACCTTGTGCTTGTTCTAATCTTGAATATGGAACATTCATTGACTGAAGAAGTTTTTTCTGGAAATATTGAACATCTTCCATTTGACCAAGATTTTGTCCTGCAGGTAATGTTGTAATTTCAGTTCCTTTACCGCCTTCACGACGAGGTAACCAGAAATCTTCAAGCATTGACATATGTTTACGATCATCACGTAATTCACCAGTATTTGCATCATAAACCATTTTGTTACGATATTTAACCATAACATCACGCATGTATTGTTCTGCTTTACCTTTAGGTAAATTACCTACGTCAATATAGAATATTCTTCTTTCTGGTGCACGCGATAATCTGTAAATAACAATAGCATCTTCAATCATTCTTAATTGATTGAGTG